AAGTTGGCAATACCAAAAGAACTTATCCGCACCGAGCATCAGAGAGGCATCTATTTTTCACCTCTCTATAACAACACCAATGAATACCTCCGTAAGGAAATTGGTGATGAACAACTGGTAAAATCATTTGATACCAGTGAAGAAACTTTGACAAACATTTGGAAAACCAAATATGCCAAAGGTCGTATTTCAATGTTGAAGAAAAAGAATAACGTTTCATATGAAACATTGTTCTATGATGACTTGATTTACCTGTCTTGGGAAGAAACCAAGGCAAAATATTTGCCACAGGTTGGCAGATAATACAAGTATACCGCAAATATACTTGACACACACACTAAGTAATAGTATAATGTGAATACTTGCGAAATGCAAGACTTTTGTTTTTAACTTTGTCATTAGGAGATATTATGACTACTAAAATTTCTGCGAAAGAAAAGATCCTCAACTATTTGAGCAAGTCTGAGGGTTACAACACTCTCTCCACAGCACAGGCTCGTGCTCGTTTCGGAATCCAAAATGTTTCCGCACGTATCGATGAATTGCGCCAAGAAGGCCATTGCATCTACACCAACACCAAAACACGTGGTGATGGTTCTAAGGTATCTGTATACCGTTTGGGCACACCAACCAAAGCTATGGTTCGTGCTGCACTAAAAGCTGGTTATAGCTTCAGCGCTTAATTTTTAGCACAATAGGGATCCAATACCGGATCCCTATTTTTGTTTCTTGGAGAGAAAATGGAAATTTCAATTAAAAAAGAAGAACTACAAAAGAAAAGTCTTTTCATTGCGACACCTATGTATGGTGGTATGAACCACGGATTGTATGCTAAAGCTTGCCTTGATTTGCAAGCACTATGTGTCCAGTATGGTGTAACAGTGAAATTTTCATTTCTTTTCAATGAGTCTTTAATCACACGTGCAAGAAACTATCTTGTTGATGAATTTTTGAATCGTTCAGATTGCACACACATGTTGTTCATCGATTCTGATATTCACTTTAATCCACAAGATGTTATTGCATTACTTGCTTTGGACAAAGATGTTATTGGTGGACCTTATCCTAAGAAAGCTATCAAATGGGCATCAGTCAAAAAGGCACTAGAAAAAAATCCACAAATTGAAGCATCAACTTTGGAAAAAGTAACTGGTGATTATGTTTTCAATCCAGTCCGTGGAACTGAAAGATTTAGTGTTGCTGATCCACTTGAAGTTTTGGAAATTGGAACAGGTTTTATGTTAATTAAACGTGAAGTCTTTAAAAAGATGGAAGAAGCATATCCACAACTACGTTACAAACCAGACCACGTTGGTCAAGCACACTTTGATGGTTCACGTTACATTCATGCATACTTCGATACTATCATTGACACTAAGGATAGTGCAACAGGTGGTGGTTCGGATCGTTATTTGAGTGAAGATTATATGTTCTGTCAATTGTGGCGTAAGATTGGTGGCCAAATTTGGTTGTGTCCTTGGATGCGAGCAGACCACATCGGCACATACCATTTTAGAGGTGACATGCCAGCGGTAGCAAATTTTGTTGGAGAAATGTAATGATTGTTGGTTTACTTGGATTTATTGGTTCAGGTAAAGGCACCGCAGGTGATATGTTAAAAGACATGGGATTTACTCCCGTGTCTTTTGCTAAGGGTGTTAAAGATGTTGCAGCTGAAATGTTTGGTTGGCCTCGACACTTGTTAGAAGGTGATACTGAACAGTCACGTGAATGGCGTGAACAACCAGACAAGTTTTGGTCTAAAGAATTGGGTAAAGATTTTACACCAAGACTGGCTTTGCAATTAATGGGAACAGAAGTTGGTAGGGATGTATTTCATAAAGACTTTTGGATCATCAAACTAAAAAATTATATACAACAAAATCCAAATCAAAACTATGTAATCACAGATGTTCGTTTTCAAAATGAAATTGAATTTGTGCATAGTTTCAATGGTGTATTAATTGAAATACAACGTGGATTGAAACCACATTGGTATGAGATTGCCGCTAAAGCAAATCGTGGTGACCACAAAGCAGAAAGATTCATGTTGGAACAATCTGGCGTGCATGAATCTGAATGGAGATGGATTGGTGGTTACATCGACCACCATATTGATAATGCAGGTTCTTTGGAAGAATTAAAGAACAAATTAATTAATTGCTTGACACAATCGTATGGTTCAAGTATACTAAGTGAATTGAAACAAGGAGTATCGTAATGAAATTATCAGCTGAGACTTTAACAGTCCTTAAAAACTTTGCCAATATTAATCCTGGCATTGAGTTTAAGAACGGTAAAAAACTATCAACTATTTCCGCAACTAAAACCGTCCTAGCCAAAGCTGGTGTCAAGGATGAATTCCCCGAAGATTTTTGTATCTATGATTTGAACCAGTTTTTATCTGTTCATTCTCTATACAAAGACGGTGAAATTGATTTTGATGATAAACATGTTATCTTCAAATCAGGTCGTAAGAAACTAAACTATCGTAAGACAACCAAGACAATGATTGTAACACCACCAGACAAAGACCTAACTTTGCCATCTGTTGATGTGTCTTTCACATTGAGTGAAGATGACCTATCATCTATCCTCAAAACAGCAAGCATTCTACAATCACCAAACATTTCAATTTCATCTGATGGTGCCAAGATTTACATCACAACTTGTGATGCAAAAGATAATTCAGCACACACAGATTCAACAGAAATTGCTGATGGTAATGGTAAGAAGTTTAAAGCTTTGTTCCTCACAGAGAACTTCAAAATGATTTCTGGTTCATATGAAGTTCAGATTTCATCCAAAGGCCTATCTTACTTTAAGAACACCAAAGAAGATATGCAATATTGGATTGCAATCGAAGCTAAAGATTCTGACTTGTCTTTTGGAGCTTAATATGACTAAAGTGAATACGTTATTTGGTTCTTTTGATGACGCTCAATTAAAAACCTTGAAAGGTTATGTTGATGAAATGGTCATGCACATGCAAAGAAACGAAGCAAATAACCAAGCGATGAAAGATATTGTGGATATTGCTAATGATGAACTGAAGATTCCTAAAAAGATTGTCAAGCGCATGGCAAAAACACAATTCAAAAATTCTTTCCAAACCGAGGTTGCAGAATCAAAAGAATTTGAAGCACTATTCGAAAGTATGAATGGTGTGAAATGACCGAACAATTAGAGTTTAAGTTCTTTTGGCCTCTAACTGAACAAATAACTTTAGACTTGGATTTCACACCAAGTGAACAATGGATGGCCGAATGGCGCAAGAGACAATGGGCCACCAATAGTGTTACTAGCGGCCAATATCTTATTTCTAATGGTGGTGTTGGTATAGGTGCAATCACAACATGGTCAGAACCTGTAACACCTTCACTTGTTATAAAACCC